TGTGATATGGTAGAGATATTGAAGAAAAAGGGAGAATTAGAGCAAGAGAAATTAAAGAAGATGAAAGAACAAACTAGATCGAAGAGAAAGATAATTTGATATCTGAATAAATTTTAAAAAAGAATAAATAATTATGAAATTAGAGCATTTTTTTAAAAAAAGACCAGAGCAAAATTCTGTCTTGCGTAGTGTGAGCTCCAAAATTAATGCATATGGAGATTTGACGGAATTAACAGATATCGATGCGATTATAAATAATATATATGTGGACTTATTGACGCATAAAGGTACATATATATTTGATCCTGAATTTGGTGTGGGTATTCATAAATTTTTATTCTCTCCTGTAAATGAAGAAACAAAAACGACTTTAGAGAGGTTAATTAATGGTGTGGTAAACAGAAATAAAAATCATGCAAATGTGACCTTTCAAATATTTTTCTTCAAGGATAAACGTGGATTTAAGATAAACTTAAATGTTGAATACCGAGGAAAGAGAAAAGAAGTTCCGGTATTAATTGATGAAAAATTAATTAAGAGCATAGAGGATGATGAATAATTATGTTACCATGGATAAGAAGATATAATTATATTGAGGATTATTTTTATACCTCATATCGATTATACATCGAGTTATATCATGCTTATCCTATAACTTATTATTCTCTCGATTTTGAAAATTCAATTATTGACGATGAGCATCTGATGGCTATGAATTATGAAAAGATAGGTGTGGGGAAATTATCTGGAATAAAATGGAAAAAAATTAATCTATTACCTGTATTCGGAGTCGAACAAATACAGCCATCTCAAAACTCTGGGGACAAAGGAATGACATATCATGAATCCATGTATTCAGGTATTGCATTTCCATCAATATATGGATTGAAACCCACAGAATGGGATATCGTTGATTTAAATTTGGGATTCAGATCTTCTTCTATCAAGATTTCACCTCTATTTGTTGTCTCTAATGTAAATTTAGCTCATCAGAATGATTATTTCCAAATATATCAATGTAGACTCTCCGTTGCTCCTTTTGATCTTACTATGCTCGAGAAACAAATCTCCTCATATTATACTTTCTTAGAGCATGAGAAAAGAATATTTCCTATAGATGTCTCAAATTGCTTACTAAATATTCATCAACGTTTTGAGAATGTGGCTGGTAATTTAAGAAATTTATTTAATCATAAAACAGGTGTATTCCAGGAGATGAAAAGTCATGAATAAAGTATGTATCAGCGAACAGTTCTTAATTGAAGCGGATTTAAGAGAAACTTTATCTTCGATATGGGAAAACTCATTAGTTAAGAAATTTTTATATTATGCTAAGAAATTGAATATTTTTAAAAGTACTTCTGAAGAGGAATTGAAAAAGATAGATATTGATACATTTAAATTCAGAAAGAAAGTATTAAGCATTGTTGATAAGAGGAAAAAAATAATTCTTCGATATTTACAAACTAAAGATATAAAAAATGTCGTGAATGAATTCATTCTCGGAGGAAAATTAATTACGAAAGAAATGAGTTTAATGTTTCGAAAAAAACTTATATCTGGAATAATCAATAAAGAGAATTTAACCAGAGCTGTGGTTTTAGCTTTATTGATATATCCATCGATAATATATTTATCTTATTCTGGTTCACAGTTAATAACAGAATTACTTGGGATTCAACAAAAGGAAGGTTTTTTTCAAGATGTTGCTGATCCGGGTAATGCTATTAAGAAAGTTATAGGTGGTATATTATCCGGATTATTTGGTTTTATCTTAATTCCAGCAATAGAAGAATTGGGGTTGCTTATCTCAAAGAAACAAAGATTTGCAGGAAGTTATTTAGTGGTTAGCAGTCTTATCGATACTGTTTTATTAGTTGGTAGGCAACTTATATTTGCAATACATCTTAGAAAAATAAACTATGAAAAACTGATCCCAGCACTTATACAGGCCTTTAATAATTTCATTATAAAAGTAATGAAATTTGTAATATTAACGGCCGGATCGGTATTTGGCGCGGGGGGGAGTTCTCTTAGTCTCTTAATTAACATAATAATTAATAACTTTCAGAGAATATTTTTCTTCTCCCCGGTCTCTGTATTTCTTAAATATCTCACGTTACTTAAGAATTTCTTTACTCCTGATGTCAAAGTAAAACAAGCAGACCTTCAAAATCAAAAAAAAATAGAGGCGATGTATTATGTTTGATAAAAACAATATTGAAATTTTCTCTTCGAGAGATCAGATACGAAATCAATTAATTGAGTATGTTAAAAATTATCTGGAATTAGAAAATTTGGATTTAAATAACGCAAATTATCTTGGTTATCTGGTCAATATATTGAGTGCTCTAACTAGTAATTTAATTTATTACAATTCAATTGCATGGAGAGAATTCTTTTTAACTAAGGCTTTACAAAAGGAATCGGTTATAAATTTAGCCTTGATGTTGGGATATCGACCCAAACTGGCAACTCCTGCATCATGCAGCGTACTTCTGGAAATTCCATTGCAATTTCCAGAGGATTCCAACACATATAGTTTTGATTTGATAGGGGTAAATGAGATACTATCTAAGGGAGGAAATATATCGGGATCAGTTATGCAATTTTATGCGGGAGATATACCATTTTCTGTGAAATATAGTACGCATTGCACCATATTTAATAACAATGGAGTATATAGTGCAAATATATATCGTAAGCAATATCTGGAAAGTTCATATGAAAATTATATTTCTATTCCCTATAGAATCACAGATGACGTCTTACGATTTTATGTTGATGTTATACAGATTCAAATTCTTAAGGGCACCGAACTGGAATTCACTTTTGAAAATATTAAGCCATATTCATTCTATACAAAAGATATAAAATTTGAGGGAGATTTATCTGAAATTAGGATTTTTACATCTGATGAGAACTCATCAATAAATGAGACTTTAGCTTCAAAAATGCAAATCTCTAGTTTATTACCTATAAACTCACGGGTTCCTCAATTTGGAAATCCAAGCACAATATCATGGAGATTGTATGATTCTTTGTTTTTGATTCCAGAGAATGAATATGGATATACGTATAAATTAATTGATGGTGGGATCAGAATATTTTTTGGAAATGGTATCATTGGTATGCAGCCTGAATCGGGAGCAACATGCCGAATTCTTCTGGGTATAACCAAAGGGTCTCTCGGGAATATCATTCAAGGTGCAATTGATAGTGCTGATAGAATTACAATAGAGGGTGGCCCTCTAAAATTCAATGCTATAAATATGGAACCTGCATTTGGAGGAAAAGATGCTCCAACAACCGATGAGATAAGAACTGAAGCGATTGCTCAAGTTGGAGCAAATAAAAGATTGGTAACAACATATGATTATGATCGCATGAATTTAATTGTTGATCCTGGAGATTTACCAATTAATCACGCAATTCATTTATTAAAAAGAAGTGATATTGGTGCAAATATAATTACATTATTTACAGATTTAGTTTATCACACAATTGAGAATGAATCGTATATTGTTCCAACCAGAAATATGATAGCATCGAGAGAATGTTATGATGATTATGATGAAATAAAGGATTCGATTTTAATTAAATCCGGAGAAATTTGTATAAGTACTATATCTGACTATGTTTCTTTATTTAATATTATATGTTATCCCAAGACACAGGAATGTAAGTATGTTTATGTTTTAACAGAAATGACGAAACCATTTATTATGACGGGAAATGAATCAACGGATTCATTTATTTCTATCAAATCTTGTGATTTTAGCGTTGTTTCAGATGCAGAAGAAGATGAAGATGAGACGGATCTATGGAATAATAATAAATTAAATATCGATCTTTATTATGAGGTATATAATAATCCTCGAAAACAGGTTTTTCCTTCACAACTTTTTTGCCAAATGATAACACCGGATGGAAGGATGATTTTATTAGCAAATGATGTTTTAAGAAAGAGATTTACATTGGAAGATGCTGATGATGTAATTGGATTGGGAACTTTGCCTTGGGGGGAGTGTGATTTTGTTTTTTACATATATGATGCTTTAAGTGAAAAATATAAAAATTATTTCGAACTTCATCCAGGAATAAATGAACCACAATCAGAAGAAGATTTAAAAAATGTTTATGAAATAACTGGTAAAAGTTCAATAATTGTAAAACAGGATTTGAGTGAGTTTATGTATAGTTCTGTAGTAAGAAACGATACCTTAAAAAAAGTTACAATATATGATGTTCCCGCAATATATAAAGATTATTATGATAGTGTAAACAAATCATTATTTGAGCTACATGTTTTAAGTAAAATCGCTGATTTCGATGTCTCGAAATACAGAATGTTAACAGATTTTGTAAATTTGAAATTTAGTAATACAACAGGCAATGTTAGGAATCTGAATTATAATCCTGTTACAAAAGAGGATGTTGATTATATAGATCCTCAAGATATATTTTTAACAAGTGTCGAGGAGGGGACACGTGTTGCTATATCGGACATAAGAATTTGGGATAATTGGTTTGGCGGTGTTATGTATCCTGAAGCGCCATTTATTGCGACTAAGGTTAGTTATGGGTTGGGATGGATTTATGAACGTTTGACAGTAAATGATATATTTATAGTAACATGGGGTGGACATTCTACACCTGTCAAATTTATATGCAATGGAGAAAAGTTTTATAGTATAGATATTAATCAAGAATATATAACCATTCCATTGCAGCTTGAAATAATAGTTTGGGTAGATTACACTGAGGTAAGAAATAGTCAAGCATTTGTACAACAAATAAAAGAGGAATTGATCAATGAATTCTACCTAAAGTTTGGATATGATAAATCAATATATGTTGCTGAAATAACAAAAGTTGTAAAATCAATTCCAGGTGTCAGAAATTGTAATGTTGTAAGACCACAATTTGATGTTATATTTACATATGATATTCATAAAGATCTTACACCCGAGCAATTAAGACTCTATTCACCTAACTTGATATATTTTGATAGTAATAGTATTGAAATTGAGTTGAGGTAAAAATAAATATAATGTTTGAATCAGTCAATTTATCAAGATCATCAAATGAAGATATTGAAAAATTAAGGAAGTTTGTTTCTTTTTTTGTGGGGGATGAATTATCCAAAACTTCTATACCTTGTTATTATATCAAGACAATCAGAAAATGGGAGGACCTTTTAAAACTAACTGGACTTGACGAAACATCGTTACGTGAGTTTAAGAATACGGTAATACCACAAAAATTAAGAACTGCCAAAATAATTTCAGATAAACAAACCTTATTAATATTATATTGTATTGCATACTTTTTCAAAATAAAGCAATATGACTTGGTTAAGCTGTTTTTCCAGTTACTAGCGGTTAGATTTCATGCAAATAGGGTACACACGCACATGATAAGACATTGTAACCCAGAGGTATGGAATTTAGCCCTAGATAACCTATCCAATAAACATTTATATAAAATTAAAGGTGGTATTGGTTCAGCTTTATTATATTTATCTGATATGGAATTTCAGAGAAAGAAAGCGAAGTTATTAAAAAATAAATCTATAAATGAAGGTATGTTTTTGGTTGATATTATTTATCATTTGAGACATCGAATTCAGCAATCTTTCAGATCGTTTGCAAATTTATATTTTAAGATTATAGAGGAAGAGAAAATTGGCTTTACTAAGTTACCCGAAGAAGAGGTTGAAAATATTGAGGTAAAATCAACTCAGATTATTGCTGATAAGGTATCAGCTTTAATTTGCACGTATGAACAAAAGGATCAACGGGCTTTATTAAAATCTGTCGAATTTAGTGGATTGAAGAAAGATGTTGCATTCTCAATTGTGAATGAATTTTCCGTCTCAGATTATCTGAATCAGATAAGATTTATCATTATATTATTAAACAGAGTGTTAGAACTAAAGAATATCTGTATTGAGAAAAAACGTTTATCATTGATAAGAAAAGTTGAAAAGAATGTAAAAATTGGAAATTATGCTATTAAAGATGAGATATTGAAATTATTATATTCTTTGACTATGGGACATGAATTAAAACGTTTGAACAAATCTCAATTGGTTATATTTCTTTGTAATTATCTAACTTTATTTATCAGAAATAGGATCTGTTAATTCTCACATCACTACCTTTATAAACATCCTCAAGGGTATCTTTGGATAATTCTTTTATTCTCTTTAATAATGAATTTATTTCGTTGTTATAAAGAACCAATTGTTTCTTTAGTTCTTCTTCACGCCGCTCAAGATCTAGAAGTTTTCTGGTATCTGTTGGTAAAATTTCATTCTTTTGTTCTCTTATATCGTTTATTTCTGATTTAGCTTCCTCTAATAATTTTTGTATTCGTACATATTCTTGTTTTAAGCTATCCAATTTCATATATGTTGCTGTATTTCTTCTTAAAGGTAGTATTTCTTGAATAGATTCATCCTTAATATTCCACAAATTAAATGCACCTGTTCCACCAATTTCAATATATCCCTCAAGTAAACTAATTCTCAGATTATGTGCATCAATACTTTTTTGAGTTACCTCCAAAATTGTATCCGCCATATCTGGATCTATCTCCTCTCGATCTTTCATCAAAGTTATTCTATCAAAGAATTCTTGCTCCTCCGCTAATTGCTGTAATTCTTTTTCAAGCTGCTCTTGAGCGGTAGGCATGGGAGTAAAGAAAGCACTCTCATCAAACTCTTTATTAGAATAATAATCGATGGCATTTTGATCAGATGGAATTTCATTTGAAATTTTATCTGGCAAATCGGATTTGGGAATTTGTTTTACCCTGGAGAGTTCTTCATAATCTTGCATCATAGGAGGCACTTCATATGTGATTAAATCTGGTGTATTACTGGTTTTCGCAACTATATTATATTCATCATAATAAATACTTGGGGGGATTGTATATCCTCTCAAAGTATTCACGTAATCAACCAATGTGGGTCTATTTTTATCATATATCTCTTCTGAATCCTCTAACTCTTGCACCATTGAGGTATATAAATCGTTAAATGTTATTTTTACATCAACTGTTCCAGGTTTTTGAAAATATGAAACATCATTGGTATCTCCACCTTTAATCACATCAATTGCTGAAACATACCCCATCTTTATTGAGAATAATCCTGGGCATCTTACTTTGCATATCAGTGGGCTAAAGAAAGTACTATTTGAATCGGAGATCGGTACAACCAACACCAACAATTTTACCAATGGCTCAATAATATATTTTTCTTGCTGTTCTTGGGTAAGACTAAGTGATTCTTGAAAAATACCAAGGTTAAAAGGATTAAATAAACGTACAGTTACAGAATATGAGGGGCTGAATGAAGATCCTCTCCAGATTTGTGGAAAATCAATATTACTTCCATATAAAATCTGTCTTAAAGGTGCTCCCGCACCACCTAACCCACTGACAAATTCTTCAGCAGCTTGAACCCCAGTTGAGAGATAACCTGTCATTGTGGTACCCAGTCTATTAAGAAATTCCCACATTTGCTCAGTTACTGATGAAGGAGTTCTAGGGTTTTCTGGAGTCATAAAATTTGTAAATTTTCTTAATGCCTCTGATAATGTTGATGTTCCATATAGAAGTCTCAATTCTCGTACTGTGGGAATTCCGAAATTCATTGCTTCTTCAAGAACTGATTCTCCGAAATCATTACTCCAGGATTCTGAAAAAGCATTTTCATTCAAGAATGCTATTTTTATTGTATCAATATCTTTGATATTTGGAAGGCATTTTTTAACTAATTTGTTATATACTTCTCTACCCTTTGATTCGTCAAATGTATATAAACGTAGCCCACTTGATTCCTCGGAAGTAAATTGACCAGGAAAACCTGGAGTGATTTCCAGAATATTCATTGTATTTAGAATCAATTTTTTTCTCTTATCAGCTATATCGTCTTCTTCAACATATAACAGTGGTGGTAATCCAATAATTTCATCATAATTAGTTTTTCTTAAGATCTCTTTTGTGGACTGGCTAACCATATTATTCTAAACTCCCTGTGAGGATTGGTAATAAATCGATTCCGTAATTTATATTAAATCCCATACCTGAATTTGGATTGCTTATATTGCTATTGCTTTGATTCTGAATTAAATTGATAACCTGACTATTCATATTTGTAAATAAAGGAGTTAAAGACTCAGCAGTATTTTTTGGAATGGTTTTCAAAGTACTCTCTATATTATTTAATCCAGTATTCAATCTGTTATTTAAGGATGCTGTATTATTTTCCCTTATTTGCTGCTCAATCTCATTGATTTTTTCCTGAGTTTCCAGAGGAGATTCTTTCTTACCAAGAACCTCGAGAACTTGTCCTTTCATTTCTAAAAATTGAGTTGCATCAGGAAGATATCCAGAAGCAGTGTCTTTTATTCTCGCAAACCCAGTGGGTGTATTTACTATTGCCTCACCTACTTTTTCATATGCTTCTTTGATAATGGGTGTCACATAAGAAATTATGCTGGCCGCCTGAACTTTCGCTTCAGCTACAATGGGTGAAGCATCATCTATCTTTTGATTTACATATTGATATGCCTCTTCGATAACGGGTGTCATATAGGAGATTGCGCTGGCCGCTTTCATTTTCGCTTCAGCTACAATGGGTGAAGCATCATCTATCTTTTGATTTACATATTGATATGCCTCTTCGATAACGGGTGTCATATAGGAGATTGCGCTGGCCGCCTGAACTTTCGCTTCAGCTACAATGGGTGAAGCATCATCTATCTTTTGATTTACATATTGATATGCCTCTTCGATAACGGGTGTCATATAGGAGATTGCGCTGGCCGCTTTCATTTTCGCTTCAGCTACAATGGGTGAAGCATCATCTATCTTTTGATTTACATATTGATATGCCTCTTCGATAACGGGTGTCATATAGGAGATTGCGCTGGCCGCCTGAACTTTCGCTTCAGCTACAATGGGTGAAGCATCATCTATCTTTTGATTTACATATTGATATGCCTCTTCGATAACGGGTGTCATATAGGAGATTGCGCTGGCCGCTTTCATTTTCGCTTCAGCTATAGTGGGTGACATGGAAGTTAAATATTCATCTAAATAAGCCTTTACATCATAAGATTTTTTGCGAAGCTTATTAGCTATTTTCTGTGTGAAAGTATCTTCACCTTCAACAATTTTTGGTAATATTGGTTTTCCAGTTTCGTCAACGAATTTAAGTTGATCTTTTAATGCTTCATATTCTGGTGGTGGGGGTCCTTCCTCTTGAACATAAAGTAATGGCTCAAGTCTTTTAAATAATTCTTTATTTTCTTCGTATATCTTATATTGTTTTTCTAATTCTCTATGTGCGCTTGAACCATAATTTCTTAATGTAAGAAGTATGGCATCCTCACTTTCTCTGATATATCTTTCGATGATATTCTTTTTTATATTCTCATTCAAATTCGGTAGACCTTTAACATATTCACTTCGTTTGCTATATAACAAATCAATAATTTCTAGAGGTGTATATGTTTTCTTGGTCTTTTGAATCTCCTGATAGACCTTATCCACAATTTTCTTTGCCTGACCATGCTGTACTGACATAGAGAATAATGCGGATGCAATTCCAAGATCATTTATATAAGGAATCTTATCTGCTGCATATTCAAATAGGCCTTTAAAATGTGTCCGAAATATATAATCCTCTTGAGCTTTTAAGAATTTTATACTTTCATTATCATTGGTTATACTAAGGGCTTTCCAAGTTTGATTGAAATGCAAGCTTCCTGGGTTAAGCGATCCATTCTCTACAAAGTATTTACGAAATGGTCTGCCCTCTGGACTATGTAAAAAGTCTATAACCGTATCTTTATTTAATTGCCATAATCCATATGACATACCACCTGGATCACCTGTTATTGCAGAAATTGCACTTGCTTTTCCACCGCTCTCATATTTAGCAGCCAATTTTGTAATTTCTTTGAAAGTATCATCAGACAATAAAGATGAAATCCTTTTCTCATATTCGGTTCTTGGTTTTATCTCTGGTGTTTTAAAGATATTTTCAATTGGTATTTCTGGTTTTGTTTTTTCTTCAGCAACGGCTTTTTTAAGCCTGGTATTAATAATTTTAAGAGGTTCATTGGTTTTTTGTGGTTGAATGGGTGTCGGAATGGATTCTTTTGCTTTTCTTGTTTTCTCTTCCTCCTCAGAAGATTCAGATCCAAAGATAAGTCCCTTGGCCCAACTGATAGGAGAACTAACTATTTTTTGAATCTCAGACATGGCCGAATACCCAAAATTTTTTAACTTAATTGTTAAATTTTTAGCCATACCACCGAAACCAAAATAATTGGCTCCAGCAGTTATTATTCCTGCTGTCAGAAATAAAGGCCATCCAAATGGTACTCCTACGGCCATGAGCGCCGACATAACTAATCCCGAGAGAACCTGAGTTGCAGCAGTTTCGCCCACTGCCCCAATAAAAGCATCCGTCATAGATTTACCTTCTGATAAAGATTCAATAAATGAGGCTACACCCTGAAGAATTGGGGCCCTTTTTGCTATCCCTTTGATACCAGATACAATAGGTGCGGCCGCTATACTACGAGTGGTTTTCAATACCTGTTTACCAACATCCAGAATTTTTCCGGTGCGTGAAATTGTACCAATATCTTGAGAAATCGGAATCACTTTGGCTGTACCGGCAGCCTTAGCGGTAGGTCCAAAACCTGACATGATACTTCTTGATATTGTATTCATTGGACTAAGCAATCCTGCTACCGCTCCTGTTTTATTTTTTATATCAGTAATAAATCCTGTAATATTATTATTCCGCCAATCTTCTTCTGTTATTCCTCCTTCACCAAAACCAAAGATGCTAACAGTTTTTTCAATATATTCTATTATTTTGTTTATCCAAGGATATTTTCTGATAAGATAATAATATGCACCTATAGCTCCTATACCAAGAAGAAGCAGTGGTTTTATTTTTAAGAGCGAATCCATAATATTTAAAAATGTATCAGAAGCTATTTGAGTTAATCCTCTTTCAGGTAGTATTTTTTTATCTTTTGTTTTTCCTGTTCCAGACTTAAACAAGTCTGATAAATAAGTATTTTGCTCTGTTTGAGTTTGTAATGAGGTAAAAAATTGTTTATTAAGTTCTTGCAATAATTGAGTGGGATCATCGGTCAATTGAACTCGATATCTTCTTCTGAATATTCCCATAGAGGGAGTATCTAATAAAGCACTAAGAATTGTTTTGCGCGCAGGTGATACGGGACCCGGTTGTGCTCCTGGTAGACCAAAACGAAACTCTTTTTTACCTTTTTTACCTTTTTTACCGGGCTGCGTTCCCCCCTCGAATAAAGATGTTAGAACATTAACAGAAGTTGCGAACGTTTCAGAAATATTCTGTATTTCATCAATTATACCTGTTACTCCCTTTTGAAATGAACTTGAGAGCATTGCAGACGCTGTTTGAATTGCCATAACAAGAACTTGTGTTTGAGTTTGAATTGCCATAGGTAAAGAATTTATTCCTTGTCCAACCTTTTCTAATTCCTGTAGAGGAAATAATTTTTCTAAAGTGGGAGAATTTTCCTTATATTCTTTTTTACGTGGTTCTGTAAGTTGTTTTACTTTTTTATTAAAAAACGAAATCCATTGTCCTAAATTCTTACCGGTAATTTGCTCAAATGGAGAAACTCCCCCTAAAATTAACCAGTTTAAGAATGGGAATCTATCTTCAAGGAATTCTCTCATGAAGCTTTTTCTAACAGCTTTTCCTGGCCCAAGGAAGAAATCCGTTAATTGCGCTATATTCATTTCAATCTTTTGTAATTCATTTAATTGACGGAATGGAATATCTTTATAATACGCTATATAAGATTCTCTTAAGATATTCCCCGCGATAACTCCTACCAATCCGCCAACTATTCCTCTAACAGCAGGTTGACCTAGAGCGCTAAAAAGAGAACTGGAGAATGTTCCTGCTCCCGCCGCGCCACCGGCCATCAGAGGAATATTTTCTCTAAATTCTCGAGTTTTTTTAGCAATATTTCCAATCTTCCGTAAGAATGAATAACCTTTCTCAGATTCCGCTAAACGTCTTACTAAAAAGAATGTTGCAAAGGACCCTAGCATTCCAATAAAGGATGGAATTAAGAACGATGGTAATCCATGTAATGTAGCTGATTTCGAAATAAGCTTACCCAATTGTAATCCAACGTATCCTCCGCCTGCTATAGGCAAGATTCTCGTTCCGATTTTCTTAAATCCGAATCCAGTTTCTTCTAATGTCGATTTTGGAATATTTCTACCTAATTCCGTTATTGATTCTGGTAATCGATTTAATGTTTCAAATAATGCTTCCTGTTGTTCATAATTAAGCACCAATTCTTTACCATGTGCTTTAATTAAACGTTTCTTTCCCACTTTACCAGGAACAATTCCACCTTCTTGGAATTCAGGTATTTCTTCTTTACCTAGATCTTCTTTTATTAATCCCATTTTTGCAAAGCTTTGTTTGGCACTGCTTATTATTTCACCCATCATCGCACCAGCAAGACCGACCGTTGTTGTCGCTACTGGTCCACCAAACATTCCAATAGTAAAAGCTTTTTTGATATTCTTTTTTGCTTCTTCTAATTCAGCACTAACATTTGTCATTTGTGCGGAAGATAATTGCCGAGCAGTATCTTCGACAAGATTCATACTGAATGTACCAAGGCCTCTTATTATATTTAAACCAAGCCCCCCAATTGTTCTAATAATTCCTCTGGATTGATGATCCAAATCTTGCCCAACTAATCGTAATTCTTCAATCGACGCATCCAATTCATTTTGAGAAGATTCCAATGATTTAATATCTGAAGATAAACTTTCTCCAATTTCAGAGAAATTGGATTCGATTTCAGATATATCAATACTGGTTTCATCAAAATCTTTATTCTCTGTAAAATCTTTCTTAAAGACTTTCTTTCTTTTAGCCTTTTCTTTTGGAGGGGGAGTTTTCTTAACTTCTTTCTCTATCTTTATTGTTCCTCCACGAACAATTTTTCTTCTTTTTTTACCTCTATTATCTATTTTTGGAGTAATTTCATATGCACCTGAAATTTTTCTTTGGGCCTCAATTAAGGTTTCTGTAAATAAACTTAAGCTTTGGACAAATCTCTGCTCCGCTTCTTGAAAAGTTAATTTCTCATCACGCATAATGTATCTTCCACCAGAATATATTTATAAGGTACTTAATTAACACGCTTTTAAATTTATTTCAAATTCAGAAAAAATTTTAAAAATTAATAAAATTTAAGAGATAATAAATATGCTGAAATCATTGAGTCAAGAAAAGATTGAGCTGATCAAGAAATGGAATTTCTATAAGAAAAATCCAATCAATTTTATGGAAGAGCTATGTTATATTCCAACAGTTGGTGGAGATCAACTTGTTAAATTGAGAGATTGTCAAAAAGATATTATAAATAGATTTTATAGTGGAAATAATCATATGGTTATCTTGAAATCTCGACAAACTGGTTTCTCCACTACCATGCAATTGATCATCGTTCATTTAGTTACATTTTATTCAAATGTGGTATGCGGTATCGCGTCCAGGGATGGATTGGAGGCATCCGATTTCTGCAGAAAGGTGGAGAATTGCTTGGATAGATTGCCTAAGTGGATTCATCCTGGATATAAGCATTGCTCCACACAAAGTTTCTGTACTAAACGTGGAAGTCAATTATGGTCATCAGCTATTTCTCCTTCAAACCCAGAAGCATTATTTCGTGGTAAAAGTATTGCTTTATTAATTTTGGATGAAGCTGCTCATGCAAGAAACGTTGATAAAGCATGGACTGGTGTGGCTATGAGTTTGTCTTTTGCTCAAAAAATGGCAAAAGAACGTAATATTCCATTCGGTACAATTATTATTAGTACTCCAAACAGAAAGGTTGGGATTGGAAAATTCTTTTATGATATGTATACAGGATCCGTGAATGGAATTAATGGATTTACTCCAATCAAAGTTCATTGGTCTGAAATTCCTGAATTTAAAAATGATCCTGAATGGTATACAAACCAATGTAAGATACTTAATTGGGATAAAGCAAAGATCAGGCAAGAATTGGAATTGGAATTTATTGATTCAGAAGATTCATTGTTTGATTCAGAGACACAAAGCTTGTTACAAAGACAAAAACCTAAAAATTTTAAAATTATTAAACCGAATGTGGGTGGAGAATTAAAGATTTTTAATAACTTCAATAGTCAGAAATTTCAGATTATAGGGGTTGACGTTGCTTCAGCATTTGGTAAAGATTATTCAGCCATAGAGGTTATGGATTTTGAGACAACAGAGCAAACCATGGAATATAAAGTAAAATCAGAGCCAAAAATGTTTGCGAAAGTGGTTAAAATTGTAGCCAAGCTAGCTCCTAAAAATATAATAGTGGTTGAGAATACCGGTGGGTATGGATTGACAATTCTCAATGAATTACAATTTGATGAAGAAATAGAATATAACATTTTTGGAGAAACACGCAGGTTGGGAACCAAGAGGCAATTCAAACCTGGATTAAGTACAGATACAAAAACCAGACCACTTATTCTTGATGCTTTATTTGAATATGTGCAAAATGATCCAAGTATTGTTAAATCTGAAGCATTGGCATTGGAACTCTTAAATTTATCAGATAAAGGAAATAAAATAGAAGCATCTGATAATGGTAACGATGACTTATGTATGGCATTTGGATTTTGTTGCTATGTTAGAAAGTATAAGAAAGATGTGATTGTCTCAGATATTGATAGCTCTGAAATTTCAGATACTGATTTTGATAATGAGACTGAAATGTTCTTTAAGAAATTAAATGATATCCCAATCAATATGAGTGTAAATAATAGTAACGATATGGAAGATTATCAGCTATTTGTAAATAAATATCTGAAAGAAAATTTTCAAAAGCTTGGATCATCCGTAGGCGAGCATATAAAGATATATAAATAATTTTTTAGCAAAAAAAAAATAAATCGGGATAATAAAAAGGAACTTCGTCCCGTTATTTAAATCTTACAATGCGGGTCTATTGTTTTCTCTTTTCACAATAAAGAATACGAGAAGAGATACCCAGAAATACAACTGGGCTACAGCAAATCTTACATAATATGGAGTTTCCAAACGGAAAATTTTTCCATTTGCTTCTAGCAATGGAATAATCTAGAAAATTGAGCAATGCCACAATGGTTTCTAGCATTGTGGCAACCATAGCTATGCCTGTTAAGCATAATTAAATTCCTCCTTTAAGATTCTAACTTCTGTTTAAAAATCATTCCATTGTACATTGCATACGAATATACTCCTTTCGGTTTTTTAATATTTTCTTCAGGCCCCCCAATCTGAAGAAGAATTGCATGATTCACTTTTTTCTTCTCCATAAATTTCAGAAGCTTATTTTCTGCCTCTGAAAAAGTTTTGGAGTAAAACATCGGAAGCTTATTCCATTTACTTAAGATGATGACATACTCATCCAACTTAATACTCCCTTTCTGTTTAATAATTATACTAAAAAATGTGATTTATTTATTTAATTTCATCATTTAATATAATGCAATTTTTTAGAAAAAAAGATATAATTATAAACTTTATAATTATATCCAAAGATGAGAATTATTTATTCTGTCAATTCATCTACAAATAAAGACGATGCTGGTCTCCCCCAAGCTATCAGAATCCTCTAAGAAAACTGAAAGTTATGGGGGAGACCAAACATCTGAAACTTTAGTTCATTCTCCATAAGGAGAATGAAAACTCCCCGGAGAGGAGGGGAATTGCAACGATGAGGACATCTCCTCTCTCCATCGGCTCACGCCACGGACCGATGGGGAGGAGAAAATCAATTCCGTACTTTTCTGCTAGAATTTTTAGTACGGAATTTCGTAATTTCCCCTTCTTGTTCGTGAAATATCGAGCCCACTGTGCCCATTTTTTTACATCTTGGTACTTTAACTTGGAATGAATGAACTCCCCATTATTAAACAGGGAGTCGTCCATCCCCACAGAAAATATTACTTTTGGTTTATGCTCGTACATCACGTCATGATACGAGCAGACTGCCGACACGTGGTTACCTTCCAGATCCGTCTGGAAGGCAACTATCTTGGACAATTCTTCGAAGCTTTGGCCGTTCAGCCAAAGCTTCAGAATTTCAGGGTGTTTTTTAGGCACCTTTATTAGCATTTTTGCCGGATATTTCTCCGGCTCCCATTTCCAATCAAAGTAGGCCCTTTTTAGTAATTCTTGGGCCTTTTCTTTCGATTTTTCCAAAATTTCTTTTGGATCTGACGAAGTAACAATCTTTCCCTTAAGGAACTCCTCGGAATCCCCATTAAACCGGTCGTCCTCGACCAGTACTTTTAACTTCATTTTAAACATGAACTTCCTCCTATTATTTTCTAATCTGGTTGAAAAAATACATTCTGCCTTTGTGGAGAATGGATCCACTATTATGGTCTTTTACTATGAAATTATATTTTAGAATAAAAACAATTCAAATTAAGATATTATTTTTTGAAATATTCTATTCTGGAGGAATGTCTTCACGCTGTATAGTAATCCATTTTATACTATCTGATTTCTCATCAGAATGTGATATTATTTGATAATTTGAGCAACATGTGGAATCATACTGCTTATCATCTAATTCCATAATGTAGCAAATATTTTTAGTTTTATCAAATATGGTTTTCTTATATACTTTCATTTTAATCTCTCTAAATTAATTTTATTCAATGTATTCAAATATAATTGGGTATTGAGCATGTGATGGACCATCATAATAACCTGGTAAAGTTTCTGCCCAGTTCTCAAACTTCCGAGCAAGATCTTCCGAAACCTTTATTGAGCTTATAGAATAATTCAGCAAACTATTTACAATATCATTCAGGTCGGTGGGTACCATACCGGTATCAAAATATTCTCTTAATGCATCCCACCAAGTTTCAGCATTATTTTCATAATCAATTGTAATCTTCATCTGATTCATGATATTCCTTTCCTTTTTTTGGGAATAGAAGTGAAGAACTTTCAAATTACTATGTTTCTATAGGAGGAATGGGAATCCAATGAGTGGGTTTAAAGAATAATATCAGTTGCTGTACGCCATTCCTCTGTTTCAGGATTATAATATCCTGCTAAAGGAAATAATGGCCCTTTACCATTTAATAAGATAAATTTTTCATGTGGTGCTTCCTCTATAGGTTCGCCATTCAGCAGCAGCTTCTTTTTGATTTACCTCTGGATCAGGCGAGCAGAGCCAATGCTCTGGACCTTTCGCCCATGTTTCTAGGGCTTCTTGCACAGGTTTCCAAGGATTACGAACAGCATAAACATAATGAGTGCAATCCTTCAGAACATTATGACAACGAATGATTGTGTCGACATTATTAATTGCCCGTGCCGTAAATATCCATTCATTCTTTCTGATCATAGTACACTACCTCACTTAAGAAATTTTATTAAGATTAATTCGATCTTTTTCTGGAGAAATATATTGCTAAGTAATATTGATCAATATTCCCCAGTTGGGGTAAGAACCTCGCCCCAAGAGGGGTCTGTACTTCAATCTTTTCTGAGGAATTGTTATTTTCCATTGCTTTCTCCCGGTAATGATATTTTTCTCTTGCAACAATATCGAGATTAAAAAATACGCCCGGCAGGACTCGAACCTGCGACCTACTGCTTAGAAGGCAGTTGCTCTATCCGCTTGAGCTACGGGCGCAAAAATTATCTCACATTTTTCTTAATTTATTCTTTTGTATTATTATTTTCATTATTTTTCAAATTTAGAAATTGAACGTTATTTGCATTCAATTCATATGAAATAATTTTTTCATTTTCTTTATTAAATGTCTTTTTGTTCAGGGCGCCTTGAACAAAAACAACATGACCACGTTTCTTAAATTTGGCTACATTTTCCGCAATCTTTCCCCAACAAATTACGGGAAGAATGTCTGTCTGTTTTTCTCCCGAAGCACTTTTGGGAAGATCAATAATCAAAAGAAATCGGCAAAACTTAGTTCCATTATTGCTCTCACCGAGTACCGGGTCCTTAGCTAGCGTTCCAACTGTGTAAGCAAAGATCATTTTCTTAACCTTTCTTTTTTCGCCGTTTCTCAACTCTTTTTTTCAAAGAGGGTTTTGAGTAACCAACCCTGTTTCTTTCTCTTGGGACACTTTTCCTTAATTTCTTAATGTCCCTGAGCATCTTCAAGGTATCTCCGTACATTATTGATCCCATACTTTTTAATAAGTTGTCATTTTTCTCTGATGCATCCCCCTTTTCTTCGTTATATATAGGATCAATTTCATATTGATCCAATTCTGGCTCTTTTTGATCATTCTTTTTATTATTCATGGTTGACATTTCCCCTTTTTGAAGTAGAGGGATATTTTTACAGATTATTATTTAAAAATTACCTCGGAAACATGTTATCATATTTCCGAATCTATAATTTGATGAATCAATTCTCATAAAAACCATATAAGACATATTTATAATATATTTCCCATTGAATTTAAGTTGCTCCACTACATTGGATTGAAAGTATAGCGGAACACCAATTTGTAATAATTTTGTTATTGGTGTATTTCCAACAATACTTAATTTAATCTCCACAGACTTACTTATTTTTTTATTTAGTATTGTTTTGGTCAATATTGTGTCTACCCCTGGAATATTTTGTTTTATGGATTTACGATAACGCAAGGTTTTGTAATATGTTAGCATATTTTCTGGATCGTTATCTTTCAATCCATAATCTTTATAAATATCATCAATTTTCATATTGAGATATTCATTTATATTATCCAGAGGTTTATTGACCACAATGCTTTCATAACCACTTTTAATAACCTGTTTATTACTTTGGAAATCTGTTTTGATTTGTGGAGGACTACAATGATAAATATTCATTTCATCCCCAGGGGTTTGAAGAATTGTATTTTCGTCCTTCTCTCCTTTTGTTAGATAATAAACCTTATAATATTCTCTTTCTTTAATCTTTTGGGTTATATCCCAGATTTGTAATACATTATCCGTATTACAGAACAAGAAAGGTAATCCACCTTCATACAAAGGATATTTCGAATTGATGAAACGTACAGAATCGGCAAATGTCATTGGTGGAATAAGTAATTGCTCAATAGAATATTTATTCTCATTTTTCTTATCAATTACCTTTTCATCTAATTGTTTTAAAAATGTATCGCACAATTTCTCGACACATAACAATGGTGTGTTATTTTCTTTATAGGAAAACAATTTATTTACCGTGGTGGTCATTGAGATAAATGCTTTTTTGGATATTGCAATCAATCTGACATGTTGAGCCAAAGGATGATCTGGCAATAAAGCTGCCGATTTAATTCCAGGTTTCATCCCAATGTTGAAATCCATTGAGATACCAATTAAATTAAAATTACAAATTTCCCTGATTTTCTTTTCAACATCCGTAAATGAAATCTGTAATTTGATTTCTTCATTTTTATAAAACTCTGTAATAAATAAAAGTTTTGAATCAATTCTGAAGTGAATAAAGAATACCGGATATACAGATCCGATATCATATGATGAGCCAATTTCAATTTTAGTGATGGAGTGCGAAAAATTGTATTCACCAATTGTAAACACAATATTATAATTCTGTTGTAGTTTGACCATAATTTTTCTTCAAAAAAAGTGAGGATAATAATTTATCATTTATAATTTATCCCCACTTTTTTCTTTATAAATTATAATATAATTTTTATCATATATAATTCTAGCAATAATGTTATCCAAAGAGCCATTTTGTTATGAGATAAGGGCCATGGATCGACTTCATTCTTGAATTTATATTTTTCCAAAGTCTCCTTAAACAATTCTTTCTCCAGAAAACATATATCATCTTCCATTTTGGCAATTTGATCATCAAGCTCTTCTTTTCTTTGTTCATCGTAAGCAGCTTGTTGAATTTTCTTTTTAACATTTTCTTCTTTCAGATATTCCAGTTCTTTCGCAAATTCTTCTTTCAAGATACGTTTATAAAATTGATAAAAGCCTGAACTAAATTTGGGTTCTTTCATTGTCTATCCTTTTTGTTAGTTACCAAAGGATTTTCTTTACTTCTGTAAGTTTACGATATTGCCCATCATCAAGACTTTTTACAAATTTAGTCAAATCCTCCGTACTCTTTTCGGTATCTGTATGTACCAATCCGAAATCTGTACATTTATCTGTAATTGCTGTAATCTTAAAGGTATGAAATGAAAAGAATAATGAATCAAACGCCTTTAATTGATAGGCTTCTTTTATCAATTCTTCCTCATTGTTTCCAATATCATTCTCAGGTTTTTTGAATGTTTCAATCATATTTTCCAAAAATATCTTACTCAATTCCTGATTTGTGATTAATAACTTATGCATGACTTCTCGGTCTTTGATAGCAACCAAATAATGATATTGGCATTTCTCAAATTCCGATGACATCGTATGTTGATTCATCATACAATTTTACCTTTCCAAATGAATTTTTTGGAGTCATCCAAATTGTATGAAAATTTTTTAAGAATTTAAAATCTTTTTCTCGAATCAGATAATCAATATCTGAATAGAGATCTGTCAGAAATACTATAGAACTAACTTTTTCATTCTCAACTAGTTCTTCAATTTTTTTAAAGACTTCTCGATGCGATGTTCCTCCTCTTCCTTTAATCGTTTTCAGATTTTCAAAAATACTCAGTTCGTTTGGATTCTTGATATTTATGATCTGTTGTATTTTCACATCATGGATAATAACATAAATGTTCTTGAAATAATTTCCAGAGGAAATTAAAACTCCTCTGAACATTTTTAGATCTTCTTCAGAGATAGAACCAGATGAGTCTATCACTGCAATTAAGGTGTGTGCATTAAGAGATTTCTGAATTTTTCCAGGTAACCTGGGCTTTTTTACAAATAAATTTGGATACGTCCAGGTACTACGCTGCTTCTTTTGTAGAGAATATAATATCGCATTCTCTAATAACTTATCCCATGGTGCCTCTACTTTGAATATCTCATCAAGGTATGAGTCCAAGATATCAGGTTGTGTTCCAGCGGTCCTATTTTTTGTCGCTTGCCAGAAGCTGCTGGCCTGCCTATATAATTTTTCATAGTTCTTGCGTATGTCTATTTTTTCATGACTTTTAGAAGGGTCTGCTTCATTAAAAAGTTTCTCAAGTCCCTTCTCATCCAAATCCATGGGGCATTCCATTATTGTACGATCTTTTTTATTCTTTTCTTTTCGTGATTTTGAATATGAAAATTCATTTTTATTTCCTTCATATTTTATTTTAATTTTCTTTGTTTTTCTATTACCACTTCCTTTATTATCTGATTCATTTGAATCATCATCGAAAAGAATTTCAATTGAAACATCATCATTTTTTAACTTATTATATAAAATTTCTGCAGTGATATCCGGTATTTCAGCTTCGATATCCTCAAATAGAACACAGTTATCCGGCAATTTAAAATTGCCGTATTTTTCAGCAATCTTTTTGCATTGCACATTGACCACATGGTCACATGCAATGTTCCAAAGGATAGGATCTCTGTCTCCAATTCTTTTTAAATGTAGTGATAGAATATGCAAAATTTCGTGGATGATAATGAAAATCAATGTTGGAGTTTGAAAATTTTCATCAAGTTTGAAATAGATAGTGTTTCCATCTGTCAATGCCAGAAACATATCTTTTCCAAACCGATCTTCGAATTCTTCTTTTTCCAGGAATACTTTATTTAATCCATAATAAATGATACCGATAAATTTGAAGCATTCTTTCAGTATTAATATGGTATTTACTTCTTGTATAACTTTATGATATTTTTCGTCCATTTCTCACCTCTACTTCAATACTCCTGAGCATTCTTTTAGAATGCTCATCAAATTTACAGAGACAAAGGAATTATCATACAGATATGAAAATACCTCTGTTCCTTCCTTTAAGTTGAGTTCTTTCAAGGCTGGACGTTGGATAATATTTGATACAGATGATAACGCCAACTCTGGCCTATGATATTTGGTAATCAATTCTTCCAAGAATGTCACATACACTTTTGATGCATTCTTTCTTATTTCATCACCTTTATGAAACCGATTATAAAACTCATCGGTTATGACAGAGGTATATGCGAACTTATCCATATCATTATTCGGAACATTCATGATATTATTATCGTACAACTCATTCGCATTAATTTTGCTATAAATATGATAGAACAACGAAAAACGATTTGCAGCGGCTTGACTAACCGACCCCTGAATCACCGATAAAGATATGTGTTCAGGAACATTATCTTTGTATACGTCTTCCAGATGAGTGAGATAGTTAAACAAAGAAGTCCATTGACGAGGTGAACCAAATTGCGAACTGATGCTTTCTGGTTCATGAAAGATATCCCAATTAGACCGCTGCTCAAAGAATGTAATTCCTGCGTTGTGGAGCCTATTTTTGTAGGCGAAGTTCTTTAGCCAATATTCCGGACAACTCTCCGTATATAACATCAAACAACGGTTCCTGATAGAGGCTAATTGAACTTTCGCACCACAAGCAGAGGTCTCATTACCTGCCAAGATAAATACAACATTGTCCGGAATTTCATAACCGTTCAATGTTCTGTGAGTAAATAATTCGTGTCCAATTGCTTGTAAATCTTCGGTGCAAAGATGAAAATCATCAAACAGAACCACAACGATATTGAATATTTTTGCCATGTCCTGGATTTGCCAGATCAGTTGTGGCAGAGACCAAGCTGTTCTTAATTCATATGATGTCTCTGGCAAATTCTTATAAAATTCATCCAATCTTTTTATCTCTTCATCTGTCAATTTAATTCTATTCTTGGAAATAAAATTCGTTCCAAGAACTTGATTAATTTTGTTTAATGTAAAGAAATCCGCTTTTTTGGGCTTTTTCACTTCCTCTTTGATTAAGTCTGGAATACCCCCAAATTTTTCAATTCTTTCAAGCCCAGGTTCATAACACAGAACTCCATAACCTCTTTTTATTGCTTCTTCTTTGATCATCATACTTTTTCCCCCGCCAGGAGGACCAACAATATAAGCAATACTATGCAAATAACCTTTTTCTAACATGTTTGGAGTTTCGAGAGCCAATCCAACTGCTTCATGAAGTTTCAAGAGTACTCTTTGAGATGCTTGCATTCTTTATCTCCTTTTTGAATGATGATAGTAAATTAAAATAGCCTGACAGAATGGCCAGACATATTCATCCCAAATTTGTTTTTTGTCTATATCATTTATATTTATAACATTCAAATCAAGTTTCTTAACTTTTATTTTTCCCATATCTTTGATGGGAATCAATACATTATCTTGATCTATGGAATATGTGAAATAGGAGATATTTTTGGTTTGGAAAAATTGCTGCCGATAATCCTCTATCAAGGATAATAATTTGTTATATGAATTAAAATACAATTTATTAAAGAAGTACAGAAATGTTACATCATCTGGTTTGTTGATCAGCCCCTTTACATCAATTTTTCCCTCATGATCAATTAACAAACATTTCTTTTTATTTACATCCAGAATCAATTTTGTTATTTTTTTTAACTTTAATTTCACCCCCCCGCAATAATTAATTTTTTTCTTAGTTATAAACCCATCTTTTGCTTTCACAATTATTTCATTCTCGTTTATTTTATTTACCTTACATATATTATTTATTATTTTCTCAACTCCAGTATTTAATCCGATCTTAATATAATTATCATGCTTTTGTAACATTCCAATTTGTATATTTCTTTTACTTTTATTTACATATGAAATATCTTTTACATTATTATGATTGGAGTATTTCAGGAGATTATAATTACATGCCTCCATATCATAATAAAATAAATCAGATAATACCAAAGGACAATTTTTGTTGATTAACATAACAAAGCTATTTGAGATTTAATTAATTTAATCATGTATGACACATCATACGTATCTTCCATCTGAAACTCAAAATAAGCATACAATTCTCTCAACGACTTACATTTATAGTAAATTTTTTCAAATTTACGTGATAAACTCATACAGAGAATTAAGTCATTCTCATTTAATTTCTCATCCAAATCTCTAAATTTGGTTTTGTTTATTACACCTGACAAATCATAATTTAAATATTTATCATAGTTTATAATCTTGTAATCAACCGCTAGAAAATTATTATTGTGTTTCTTGTAGAAGCATAGTAATGTTTCATTCTCCCCGTAAGAAACACATTCTCGAATCTTTATATCATCTAGAATTTGTATAAAAATAAGTTTATTTTGCGCATTTCTTTTATTTGATGATGTTTTAAAAATAAACTCACCATCAACTTTCTTATCCTTAGTCAATAGAGGAATCACATGTTTTCGTGTAGTCAATTTTATATTTGAGATATCTGATAAAATATTTTCTTGTAACAAAATTAATTCGGGATTGATGTTGGGAATCAACTTCTCCAAATTAATCTTTTGTAATTGTTTACTATGCTTAATTAATTCTTCCCATGAGAAGTTGGAAATTTCATATTTATTATGTTTATTTAATTTATCATATTCTGTATCAATATTAATTTGAAAAGTTTGTTTTAGCTCATTAGTAACCACGCCCGAAAAACCTCCTAAAAAAATGATAAATTGACCGGATTAATTCAAAAACAAAAATTAATCCGGTCAATATTTACATTACAACATTTAATATATATAATAACTCTAAATATGATTAATTTTGAAGAATTCTTGCTTTATTGAATCACATGTTTCAAATTCTCCTTTCACAGAACTGGTAACCACATGAAAATCTCGATTGACCATAACACCACGGCAAGACATACAACCATGTTGTCCTTGCACAACAATAATTGAGCCAACTGGCTCCAAACATTTCTGAAACAATGTTATATAGTTCTCGGTTAAATCTTCTTGTAAAATGGGTGCAGATGAAAATAATTTAATAGATCTAGGAATTTTGGATAGTCCAACTGCTTTACCATTTGGGATGTATCCAAAATATATTTTATATTGCACGGTTTCAAAATGATGTGGACATAAGCTTATTGCATCAATTGGTCCACTTGAAATAATCCCATTGTATGAGGTTGGAAATGTTTTCGACAATAATTTTCTGCATTTCTCTTCTGAATTTATACCAATACATTTTTCAGTAATTAATGCTTTAGCGATACGATATGGTGTTTCATGGAAGTTTGGATCGTTCTTCCAATCTAACCCATATGCCAATTCCAAGGCTTCAAAAATTTTAATATATGACTCCTCAATCATCTTTCTAGCAGCATCAATGTTATTATGCATTGAATAAAGAGTCTCCTTTTCTCGAAAAAATGATTTATTTATCATTAATTTGTTCGTCATAGGAGATCTCTATTCCAAGTATTTTCAAATATGAATTCAATAGTTTCAATGATTGAGGTTTTTCATCAATTTCTTCTGAGGTATTTAATAAATCTGGATTTCTGATAATATCTGCCAATAATTTACTTTTTAAGCCCACAGAATCTGATTGTGTGGTTAAGAAATCTTTTAATTGATTCTTTGCTCCGTGACCCAAAAGCCCCCAAACCTCCATTTCTCCAAATCTGTGTCCACCTTGATTGCTCTTTCCACCCAAAGGTTGCAAGGTTTTGTTTGAATAAGGACCAATGGATCTGGCGCTCATTTTCTCAGCTGCTCTATGAATCAATTTAACGAAATAAATATATCCAACCGTTATAGGATTATCAAAATATGAATTTGTTACTGGATCAAATAATTTTTGCTTATACTTTGTATTTGTGAACTCAATGAGTCTCTTTAAATCATCAACTTTTATACATTTGAATATTGGTTGTATGAGATACAATTCATCAATGGCGTATTCCAGATCCTTGTCTTTTACATTACTATCAAATTCATTTAAAATAGTCGAGGTTATCCATTTTTCATCCGTCTTATCAAGAATTTGTAGATATTTAATAAGATAATCTCGACAAGATTGATAATCATTTATCTCTTTTAATTTTTGTTTTAGCTGATATAATGTTTCTGTCAAGGTTATCTCAAATAGTTGCCCAATATTCATTCTAGATATAACGCCCAAAGGATTAAGAATAATCTCTGCTCTTCTGCCATCCTCTAATATGGGCATTTGATCATCAGGTAATATTTTTGCAATAACTCCTTTATTTCCATGACGATTTGCAATTTTGTCACCGAGAATTATCGGATCCTCATATATTCCTTTAATTTTAATTTGAACTCCATTTATTTTTTTACCTTTTTCAAAATATTTTCCTTTCTTGTCTTGACAATTCCATTTGGATAAATCATTCAGAATAAGAAATTTCTCGATCTCATTTTCATTTATTATATCTTTTAATTTTTCATTTAAATTATTAAATTTTTGACTTTGTTTCAAAATTAATTCATTCATCTTATTGGAATATTCTTGAATTTCTTGATTCCAGAAATTTGGATACACTTCAATTTCATTGATTACGCAATCCTTTGGACAGGTAAGAGTATTTTCTTCAATCTGAATATCTTCTAAATTTTCCTCGGTATTCAATATTTTTAGTTTAGCGTATGTTTCACCTTTCTTTAATACTTGCCCTTCTTGAATAAATGGTTGATAAAAGTCATTTGACAAACTGAACAGAACATGTTTTTTCTCAATCAGATAATCCAAATTCAGATAATGCAATGAGGTAAATTTTTTAGCTGCTGATTCAGATAGAACAATTCCATCCTCATAATTAAATCCTTTATCAACCATTATCGCGGTTAACAAATTGAGTCCATATGATAAAGTATTATCCTTTATAAATGCTGAATGACACAAAGTATCATTTTTCTTAAAGAAATCTCCCTCTTCTTTATCACAAATTATGTAGTTCGCGATATTTAAATTCATATTACGATAACCTAATTTAAATACCTCACCATCTTTATTGTTATATAAGACAATCAGATAATCCTTATCTCTATGGATTACTTTACCATCATTCTTTGCTTTAAATAAGAATGTTGTTTTATCAAGATAAAAACTCTCTGTTCCAGATCTGATTAAAGGTTTTTCTGGATTTTTTAACAAAATACTTTGTTTTAATTGACTTGATGCCATTTGCAAACGAGTCTGATCATCATTTCCCAAGAACGGAATAAGAGAAATCGGATAACTAACGATGGTTTCTTTGTTTGGTTTTCCAAACGTTCCATCCCGATTTAAATTGACCGTTGGTGTAAAGTTCAAAATAACTCCGCACCCATCTCTATCAGGAGTGTCTGCGGGGCAAATATATCCTTTTTGACTTTCATCAATAGTTCTCAGATACACCGGAACGTTTTCTTTTTTAAATCCTCCTGGACCAGCCAAGGAGCATTGAATTATAGATGCGAGTTCAGCTATTGGGTTTAAAGCAAAGTTATAATGTACAATATGACTAATATTGAACTTGTCTTTCGGTAAACTGGTATTACATTTATCAATTATTAGTGAGGATGGAACATGGAATTTCACATTCTTAGTATTGTATGCAGACATTATAATATCATATACTTGCCTGATCAACGGAGTAAGAATATATTCTGAAAAACGTATTCTTTTATTCTTTAAATTGGTGTCCGATCTGGGCCCTTCAATAATTGCATTAAGCAATTCAAAAATCAAGGAATCAGTTTTACAATATTTCTTACTAAAGAAATCAATCTCGAAGGCAACTTTCAATGAGAATATAATGCTGTTTCCTTTTTTCTCAAAATCTCTTCTCGTAGTTGAGAATATCTGTCCAAGTTTTTTAATTCGTTCAATTCTGGTTGTCTCGTTCCAGATTTTACGGCATTGTTCCAATGTAACTCTCAATAATGTATTTTCTTCCAATATGGTATCAATATTTGGGTACTTCGCTAGAAAATTTTTGATTTCGTCTTTCTCATAGACATATGCAATCAGTTCATGAAATTTCATATTCCGATTGAATAATGAAATTTTAAACAGATCATTTTTATCTTTAATCAAATTCACAGATAAAATATTATTTCTGAACTTTATACGTATTTTGTTTTGAGATCGACGATATATAATTGGAAAATCATACATTTGAAAGATAGAAATCTTTAAGAAGCCACCAATATAGAAAAACTGATCATGAATCAATGTGGGAAAACGGAAATCCAAAGAATGATTTCCTTTGGGTGTCTTAAATTTCACCGTCAATATTTTATAAATGTCTTTTTTCAATTCTTCTTTACGTTTAATAAATTTGAAATCATCCTTCCATTCAACCTTTTCCAATTTCCATCCTTCATTCATCTCAATAAATGAAAACAATTTCGTGACATATTCTTCAATTTTTTTATCGTTCCATTCCTCTTTCCGCCTTGTGAAAATATTTGAATCTTGAAGAATGTACCTTGGATCCATAAAACTCTCCTAAAATCTGAATAACGATGATATTGCTGTTTCAACATCTTCTCTTTTATGAATGATACCATCAATCAATTTTGTTTTAACATTTGAGAATGCCAAGCCAATTAACCAGCTACTAAGAGAAGGAATTTTTAAGACACTCTCAATATTTTTCTCTGTTACTTTTCGAATATCCAATGGTAAAGTTCTCCAATAGTTACCACCTTTAGTCCACAGCATTGAAGAAACAATTATCTCGAAATGTACTAATTGAATTTCACCATATGTTGAGAATAGTTCATATAATTTTAATACAATATCTCTTTCATCAATATTTTGTTTATCTTCAAACATTACAGATGGTTTATGCAGCAATCTATTGATGTAAGTCATCCCTGAAATGATATCTTTATTCTGTCTTTCCTCTTCAGATGCCCCTTTCTTAGTTTTCTTTACCTCAATATCACCAACCACCCCACTGGTATGAAATGTTCTCAAAACCAATTGAGTTAACCGTTCACCAATTGCTTGAGTAGCCACAATTCCAATTTGCGAACTATGCAATATCTTATAATTATCACCATAACATACCTTACATATTTTCTTATTTGTGCAATACAGAGGCGAACGTAGTTTCAGAGTTTTTCCAAACAATGTGGTATAGAATTTTTCATCCTCCAAACTCAGCCATTCAGGAATTTTCTTCAATGTTCCATCATCATTCAAATAATGCCTTCCAACAATTGATTTAATTTGTTTCCTGGCTTTATTTGGATCTTTATCAATTGAGAACTCAAAGTATTCTGTACAACCACAATCCTCTAATTTCTCTTTCAACTTATTTTTTTCTTCCTGAATATTTATTTCTTTATTTCCTTCATATTTCTTTTCAAGTTTCATTAATTCGTTTTCGATATACTCATTATCTGCAATCTCAATGAAATTAGTACTATAAATCAATTGGCGTGTGATATAACCTGAACTACCCGTTGATGTTGCTGTATCCAACAATCCTTTTCTTGCTCCATATGAACTATTAAAAAAATCATCTGGAGTTAAACCATTGATAAGATTAGTTTTAATGAGATCTTTTCGAATTTGATTGTAAGAATCAGCAACATATCCTCGACAAAATACTAATTGCTTTGCTTGATCCCATGAGCCTCTAGCTCCGCTATCAATAAATATTGCGAAAGGTAATGATCGTAAAAGATTACTTATTTTTTCTCTTTTCATCAAAATCAGGTCTTTCTTAATATTACCAGTTAATTCATTTACTTGTTCTTCCAATTCTTTGGAATACATATCAATCACATTCAAAGTAAAGCCAATCTTGGTGGAATATTCAAATCCCAATTTCTTGATCTTATCCAATGTTTGAATTATGATTTCAGGATAGTCTTTATAAACAAGAGCAATTCTATTTAAGATTACATATAATTCTTTCTTACTTATGGTACGATCGATTACAGGATAATCTTTCGGGAGGCATTCATTAAATGATTTTCTTCCTTCCGAGATTAGTTTTCCTTTGTATTCTACCATTTTATCATCATCTGATTCTTTAGTTAAAGAATAAATACCCAGAATAATATCCTGGTTTGGAATTGCAACAATATCTCCATCGGTAGGAGAAAGCAAGTTTCTCCAGATACCAATTTTATTTCTTACATCACTTTCTGATTCTTTTGTTACCGGGAAATATAAAGCCATTTGATCGCCATCAAAATCAGCATTAAATGCTGAACAAACCAAAGGATGAATTTTTATAGTTTTACCTTTGTGAGGGACAACTTTAAATCCCAGAATGGATAAACGATGTAATGTTGGCTGGCGATTTAAGATACAAACCTTATTTTTACAAAATGATTTAACGGTCTCGAACAAGAGCAAACTCTCATTATTGATGCAATAATCAATTAATTCTGTTGCACTATTATATCTCTTCTTAATTTTTGAATCAACAATATAGGACGATAGCTGTGGTTTTAAAATCTCTAATATCATCCAATATGGAATTCCACATTCATCCAAATTTAATTCAGGGTCAGGAGTAATGACTGCCCTTCCTGAAAAATCAACACGTTTTCCAAGAATATTTGCCCGAATTAAACCTTTTTTCTTACTTAACTTATCTATTATATAACGATATAGCTCAATAACATGATTTTGAATGCTTTTAAAATTAAATATAAAGTATTCCGTAGTAACTTTATTGTTGATAATTAATTTTTTCACCAGATTGGATCTGGTCAAAATGTTTGTATAATAACGATTGATCTCATCAAGGATAAAATTTGTTTCAATCCCACTTATCTTCGTACAAGGACGAAATGCTGGCGGGATTACAATTATATCTTCAATTGCAATTTGATCAAAATTATTGTTTATGAAATTGGAGGTTTCATCTGTTTTATTTTGATAAATTATTTTTATAAATTCCAAAACTCCATCCGTACCCAATAAGAAATTCTTTCCTTCTTTATCATCTTTATCATCTTTATCTTCAATTGCCTTTATTTCATTATTCTCAACATAATACTTTTCTTTATAATCCAAAATTGTATCAATGATATTTTTGATTGAATGTTTATTATCGCAAATAATAAAATAAAATAATGGATTGATTACTTTGAAAGGTAAATTGATTCTTGCGAATCTTTCTTTTCTTGCATTTACAGTGGTAACATCTACACCACAATCTGGGCATTTTGAAAATTTACATTTCTTTCCTCGATATGTGGATTTATTACAAGCGCAATAATATGATTTGATTGGGCCAAAAATCTGTTGGCTAAATATCCCATCCCTGGTAAATTTATTATTCTCAATATATTTTGGATTTTCAACCTCTTTTAATGTTTTAACATATTGATTATAATTAATTAGATGAAGCTTCATATGTACATCCTTTCTAGATCGGATATTTTTAAATTTTTAGGAAAGAAATAATGTGGAGAAACGAAATTATATGTTTTTATACTAAAAATAATTTCTTCAATTGAATCAATATTTAATTTTTTCTTTTCGGTTTTATCCACACACATATATCCCATTGAATCACAGTTCGGATGTTTCGCATCAATTTTTATACTGGTAATTTGATTTTCTATATCGGTAGTTATCTGAATTGAGTTAATTGGTATTGAAAATTCTATCGGTAGTTTATATAATCTCGGAGGTTTTCCATAAAGTACTTTATCGGGATATATAGTTTGTCTGATAATAACACCATGCTTCATAATTTCGATATCATCAAAATATGTTTTTATCTCATTCTCCAAATAGTTCTCGTTTTTTATACGCTTTAATTCATAAAACGACAATGATAAGGTTTCTGTCATCTCATTCTCCAAATTAATTTTATCACAGATATTCTTAAAGTACATTAATAATTTTTTAAACGAGAATAAACCATTGGTTATAAAAATAGTTCTTTTACCAATTCTTATTCTAATAAAGTTATCTTGAACTTCTCCGAAATATTTCTTGAATTTTAAATATTGTTTATCAGATTTAGTGAGATAAAAATTAAAATAATTAATTTTCGAGGTATATCGGGTAAATTCACATATATTATCGATGTTAATTAAAAAGAAACGTTGAATTAAAAACCAAATGTTAGGTAGGTATCGAGATAATATATTCATACTATTTATTTACTCCACTTAGTTTAATGTATTTTTCACTTTTTGTAAAGTGAAAAATCGGTTATTTCGTCAATAATTCAATAATTTTTTGATAAATTGGTTCAATCATAAAATCCATTTCGGTTTTTGACATATCTAAAACTTTAGGATAAGGAAAGTAAACATGGAAAACAACACCTTTAGGATATTCATATAACAGAATTCCTATATATGAATTTCTCTTTTTCAATTCAAAAAAAACTGCTTTTGTTTTAACCAATTTACCAGTGTAATGAATTCCTCCCGAGGGAGTAACATGCGTATACGTTACTCCCTCGGTGAATCCACTCCATTTAAATGAATCTTTTATTCTTTGGATATGTTTCTCATCCAGCTTAGCGTTTTTTATGGAGGGATATTCTTTCATTTTTTGCTATCACCTTATCATATGTGTCAATTAAAATATCAAAAACCTCTAAGATTTCATTATCATGATATTCTTTATTTAGACTTGCTATAGTCAATATCAAAATATTGATTATATCAGGATTTCTTTCTTCTTTTAGTTTTATCAAAGACTCCTTTGTGACAAACTTATTATATCTTTTCATCTTACGCTGGAAAAAATTATTATAAGAGTCCAATTCCAACGTATTATTTATTATTTTTACCATTCTATCCCAATGAAGATCCAGAAACAACCACCAATCCTCTTTTGTTTCGATGACATTCGTATCTATCATAATATTTTCCTCAGGCCGATTCAACAATTGGCAATATTTCAATGAGTATTTTTTTTCCTTCTTCACTTATCTCTAAATGAAGATAATATTTCATGAATTTACAAATGCAATTTACGTCGAAGAAATTTTCCAATGTATCTATAAATTTAATTCCATCGTTAATTATACAAGTCCTTCCATTCGGAAGGCATACTTCTTTAGTAAAATTACTATATTTATCCATAAAATATTTAGAGATATTCACTTCTAGCAGATCCATTCTTAATCTGATAGGAATGGAACTTTCTTCAAACAACCGTGATTGAACTAGTTTGTTGTCCATATAAATTGCAACTCCTTCCACTACACAAATTGATCAAAATATTATACCTTTTCTTTCTTGGATAAGTATCCATACGTATAATATAATTTGATATAATCAAATGAGAAAAATAACTTGCGAGAAATCTGGATATTCCCATAATATATATCACATCCTTTGAATCTTTTGAATCATGTGGATTTATAATAATCCTACCAAACGCACCCTCGGTTTGAATCTTCAATTTAAATAATGAGGATTCATTTGCTGTATCTCTTGCATCTATGAATAAGTTCTTCTTATTCATAGCTAGTTCTTTCAATTCCTCTATATTTTTAAAATCATTATAATGAATAATTATTTTCAGCTTTTTATCCAATTGATGTAAAAGATATTTTAATAAATTAACTTTTGGATATCCTATATATTTATTAATCCTGTTATTCAGACTTTGGTATATATATGGGAGATTTTTTTCTTCGATAATATCTTTATCTATCAAAATTAATTTTTCAAAAGTTTTGTCCTCTAAATTCCTCAAAGAAAGAGTATAAGCCAGATAACTACCTAGATTTCCGCAACCAACAATAACAATATGATCGTACATTGACTTCCACCCCAAAGAAAATAATAGGGGAGAATTAACATATCTCAGATAATTCTCCCCCCAGGATTGTTTTTAGAAAATTTTGCAGAATTCTTTTCTCATATTCAGATATGAGTTATAATCAAAAGTAACATCCAAACAGTAAGACACCAACAATTGCAAATAATACAAATTCCTCATGGAAGCAGGAAGTCGTTCCCAATAACTATTCAACTTCTGAGAAATTTCTTTTTTCAGTTTACCTGAAATGTTCTTCATTTTATCTTCAATCGACTCAGTTTTATTCTTGAGAATCTGCCTATTTTCTTCAGATTTCTTTTCCAATTCTTCTAATGTATAGTTAAAACTCTTAATTTTGCTTGTATGGTTAATTTTATTTGTGATATTCAACAACGTGAAATAATCATTAAAGCTATGCTCTTTACCATTAATGACTCCAGAAGTATTCAATACATAATCAATGATCAATGATCCTGTGCCATCATATTTATTTGAAACCATCAGACAGATCTTGGTTTTCATGATTGAGATAACATCTGAATCGATACCAGTCATCAATGAGAAAATTTGAGCCGTTGATTCTTTATCAAAGGTTTTAAGATTTTTTCCTTTCGCTTCCCCAAAATAGGAGATAGAGAAAGGTTGATGATACATTTTAACATTTTCAAATTTAATTTCTTTCTCTAGCTCTTTAATAAAACTATCCAGACTGGCCACGACATATCTGCTACTCAATGTATATTCCCGAACTTTCCATTTTTTTGCTGTACCTTTAATTGCATCCTTTTCATGACAGAACAGCAAAAAACGATTCGCAAATGTTCCATCAGGAAAATGAACAGGATGGAATTCATAATCTTGCAGATCAAATTCTGTGAACTTGATCACTTTGTCTTCTTTGAATCCATATGTCCAACTATTATATACTTCTTCGGTCATGGTTTCTTTTACCTTGCTTTCTTTTTGTTTCTTTACCGGTTTCTCTTCTTTCTTTTCTTGAACATTACTATTCTCGGGAGTCGAGTCATCCGAGAAATCAGTGGTTTGAATGAATTCTTGTTCTTCAATTTCATTAAAGAAATCTTCCAGATTCGTCAACGCTTGAGTTTCTTGAGTCATCTTCGTTTAATCCTTTCTGAAAATAAAAAATATTTGGAATAAGGCTATTGGGTGGATAATATAACTATCCGAGGAGTGATTCATTTCTGTGATTATCACATGATCGTTCTCCTTTCTTAAAAAATATTGATATAATACACCATATTCATAATTTAATATATATAAAAGAAATATAATTATACATAATTCTTTTTAATTCTCAGGGTCTGAAACAATATTTCTTTATCTTCCTTGGCCAGCATTATTTTATCTATAACTTGATCTAAATTGTATGATTTGGGAGTTATTTGCTTTACCTCATATGGAACATAACTATTTGCTTCTTTATCACTGATATTATAATACCTGTACAGATCTGGAATATTTGCAATTTTTGCGGAATACCAACTTCTCCTTCCAGAACCACATGCTGGTTCATATTGATTAGTCTTGTTATTATAAAATTGGCAATTACGAGGTATTCCATTAATCAATTTTGGTCTATCACATGAAACTAGAAAGTTTATCAGGTAGGTCAAATCCAACCTATCTAGTAATACAAATTGCTCCCATTTAAGTAAGTTACATAATGTATATAAATGTTTGATTCTGGTTCCCGTGATAGAATATTTAAAGAAGTTCTCAGCTGCTTTAGCAAATCTTTCTGAATTATCTGGATAACTTCCTGACTCTGATAATTGTAAATGTCCACCCGCTATGTAAACATTTTCATAATTATATTTCAATATCTCGTTTTCCGCTATACAACCAAGATGAGTCTCAAATAAATGATTCCTGAATGCTGTCCAAGCATATGTTGTTTTGGTATTCTTCTCAGTTCCAGTTTGTATATCGGATGTTGAATCTGTCAGAATTCCTTGATCTATTTCTTTTATAATTGGAATATCAAAAGTTAACAATGGAACATTCAAATGCGAAGTAATATTTTTTATCGCATGATATTCACACTGCTCTCCACGATGACCATATTTAAAATGCACTGCGGTACAATCATATCCTGAAGCCAATAAAGTGGCTAAAGTAGTTGTACTATCCAAACCACCACTGCAAGCAACAAGAACTTTCTTATTTTTGTTTTTGCTTACTTGTATATATGGATCCCATTTCGGATGAATATATCTTGGCTCAAATTTAAATTCGTTTATGCATCCAGAATCCATATCAATCTCTTCAATGGTATAACTGTTTATTTCTCTGCAATAATAATCTTCCCATACAACGATATTATTTTTATTAATGGGCATACCCTTTATCTTTGAGATTGTACTCCAGATAGCCTCTTTGTTGGATGACCAGAATAATCCAACTCCTCTAACATATCCACAGAATAGAGGATTGTGCGTACAGACAACATAAATCTTATTTTTGAACTCATCATAAAGAATAAATGAGAATCCTCCGCTCAGGTATCTCATAACCTCTTGCATATTGAATACTTTTTTCCAATATGCCCAGATAATAGCTTCACTATCTAGATTCGAGACACAATGATAATTTTCATCTTTTTTCATTTCCTCGACAATGAAATTGCTTACTGATCCATTATGAACAACCAGTATTCCGATATTCCTGTTATAAATTGGCTGTAATGTTTTTTCTTCATCCTCAACAGCCAATTCGGTTTCAGGAGCCGATCGATGATTGCTTAAATACAATATATTTTTTTTATTGGTTGGATCGGATGAATTTAACAAATTGATCATTCGATTTACATTTTTAATATCTTTATCTTTAATAACCTGAACATTATGGGAATCCAAATCAATTTTTGCAATACCAACACCATCCGTACCCCTTAATTTACCAAAGGATAATAGGTTTTTCAGATAATCAATATCCAATTTTTCTTTAAACCAGAAGCCAGAAACATTACACATTTAAATATATTCTCCTCTCTAATTAACTTTTTAGGTTCATACCGATATAAATTTAATCCTTGAACGCCAGTCCGTATGTGCGTAGAATACCTTTAGTTGTAAGATTATTTATAATTCTTCTATTTTTTTCGAGAAAACGTATGCACTTAAAAAGTACTTTGAATTTGTCAATTTGCCTATATAAGGCAGATGCATCAAAATTTCTTATAAGCATAAGCCAAACATATACATAATATGAAACATCGGGGTCATAAATAGCATAATCAAAGAAACGATTCCTTCTATTGATATTTCTCGACAAAATGTCTTGCCAGTAAGAATCATACTTCGGATGAAATTTATCGAATCTTACAATATCGCTATCACGTTTTAGGTACTGGTAGATATCTGGTTTATCGAGACCAGAATTTGTACTTTGATAAAAATGAGAATTCGATAGAAGATAATAATAATATCTTGTACGACTGAATCCATTAGGGGAAATCTGTAATCTGTAATGCTGGCATTTCTTACCTAGATATTGGGAGTGAAACTCACGGCACTTCTCTAAATCTATGTTCTCTTGTGTAGTGGCAACATTCGATATTATTACTAAGTTTATAAGTTGTAAAAACAACGTAAGAGAGGAATAATGCCAGGTCCTTTTTAAATCAAGTTTTAGAAAAGAAAACAACGCTGTTTTATCTACATAAGTTGAGTATGATTTTAGTAAGGGGCAATTAATCTTAAAGAAATACATCCCCCCTTCGGAGAATACTAAATCAGTTACATAATTTATATTACATTTGTAAATCTTTTCAGTAACTTTAAATGTGTTTTTATCAACAAAGAACAACTTAGGATGACAATTTCCTTCTGAATAAACAAAATTTACTCTCGATTTTGATCCTAAGCACACTAAACGATATATAAAATTAATTACTTCTTGATCATCCAAGTTGACATGGTATAAATTATTCAGATCAATATCATTAATACTAAAAAGACGGGTCAATGCTTTACTAAGATCTTCCGCGTTTGTGATTTTTGCGTATTCATAAAGATTTTCCTTAGTCCATTCGTTCCTCGAAATTGATGGTAATGCATCTATTAATCTTTGTGTAAACATAATTACCTCAAACATCGATCGAGAGTTCTTTCATAAAGCTAATTCTTCATCAGCATCTATGAAGTTTCTCAATGTATGAGAAATGAGTACAACGCAATGCGTTTGAGCCAGTTGTTTGATCATTGATACAGCCAACGCAGCATTCTCTTGATCCAATGTATCCAGGATTTCATCCAAAAGAAGAATATTCATTTTAAATCCTTGTATAGTCTCCATCAAGTGGCGCAAGCATAGCAATACAATTATATTTGCCATCCTGGTTTCACCGGCAGATAGTTCCATGAAGTTTGATAAATTTCTGGTTTGTAAAACATTGATAGAAAATTTATCTCGCATATCTCCAGATTTCAATACAGATTGGCTATCAAAACTGACCTTTATACAATCAGTTAAGTTAGATAATTCTCTTGCCCTTTCATTTAAAATTGGAATAGCTTCATCAAGCAAAATACTTTTAATTCCTGTATCAGAGAATGCTGATTTCCAAAATGTTAAAATCTCATTCTTCTTATTTTTTGTTTCAATGTTAGTTTTTAATTCATTAATTTCTCTTTCTTTAAGGTTAATTTTTTCTGATAAGGATTGTATTGCATTATCATTGTTTTCTAACTCAGTACCCAATTTACTTTTATTATTCTCGATTTGTTCTTTCTTTAATTTTATTGAGGTGTGACAACTGTTTACTTTCAGATACACACCTTCCAATTCTTTAATTATGTTATTATATGTTTCCAACTGTTTCTCTAAATCTTCTTTTTTATTTATATATGTTTCAGCATTTTGTTTAGCTATAAACTTAATTTTCTCCATTTCTTTATTACATTGTGTTTCTAACTTGGAATGTAAATTTTTCAACTTAGTTTTTAGTATTGCTTTATTTTTATTAATCACTTCTTCATATTTTATAATCTGTTTTTGTATAATCGCTATGCGTTTATTAATTTTCTCAATATATTCTCCTAATTTTAATTCATTGCGTTGAGAAATTTTACTTATCTTTGTTTCGTATGTATCTTCCTCTTTCTTAATATCTTTCTCTATGGAGTCTCTTAATTTTTTACATTGTTCGGTTTCTCTTTTTCTCTGCTGTAATCGTATTTCATCAGTCTCAACTTGTATTTTTAACCTGTCGATTTGATTCTGGATATTATTCCTATGCTCTTCATTTTTTATCTCCTGTTTGCACACAGAACATATAGGAATCTCTTGATTCAATGCTGATTCATATTCTTCAATTATCTTTTTATTCTTTTCATATTGTGAGGTAATGGTTTGCTCTTCTTTTGAAATTTGTCTTTCCTTTTCATCTAACTTATTTTTCTCATCTCTTAATTCTTTAAGTTTTTTCTCTAATTCTGTTTTCTTTTTTCTTTTGTAATCATCTATAAATTTGATAAACTTTGTTCTTGTATCGTTGATTTTTTCTTTATAGGAAATCACTTTATTTGATAAATTATTTTTCTTATCATTGAGTTTGGAATTGATATCATCGCATTTCTTAACAAACTCATCTTTTTGCGAAAGCTGCTGTTCCTTGAACTTATTTTTACAAGATTGTAAATCAATAAGACATTGCTGCCGTCTTTTATCCAATTCAGCTAAAACTTGATTCAATTCCTGTTTAATTTTATCTCTTTCTCGCTCTTTCTCTAAATACTCGTTCACACGATCTTGATTATCTATAACATATTGCTGTAATTCTTTAATATTATTTTCAATTTTTTTTTCTTCTGTTTCATAACGTTTTATTATCTCGCCTCGATATATCTTGGTTTGCTCTAATAACTCTTGGAATGAAAACAATTGTTTCTCATATGCTATAATCAGGTCCTCATATTTGGATATATCATTTTTATATTGCTTTATACTTTGATTGACCATCTCGAGGTACATATCATATTTCTCTAAGTTGAGAATTTTATCAAGGATATCTTTCTGACCTGAGTGAGTCAATTCTGTGAATGATTTGTTTATAAATTGAGAAAATAATAGACAATTTGTAAAAATTTCTTGAGGCATTAAAAGTTGGGTAATCTTCTCATTGGTTTCTTTACGGCTATTCTCAGTGATGTCCTTTCCATTGAAGAAGAGAAATTTATTATCACCATATTTATAATGCTTCCGATAATTACGTATCTCATATAAATCATCATCAATTTTAAATTTTAAATTGATTGATAGATTCTTTCCGGCTTTCTTTCGTATTACATTATCTCCTTTAAGTCCTTTAGTAGTAACATCATACAATGCATAACATAAAGCATCAAAGATAGATGTCTTACCTGATCCATTATTTCCTGTAATGACACAAAAACGATTTGGGGTAAAGCTGAATGCCAGTTCTTCATGACATTTGAAATTAGTAAAACTTATTTCTTCGAATATCAATTCTTTCATTATATTTTCTCCTGAAATTGAATTCCCACATTGGGTATACTATTTATTATCTTATTCAGTGCAACAAGACTCCTTTCTTGCCTATATATAAGACGCATAGTTTCGTTAATCGGCTTTATTAACTGGATAAGAACTCTTAAGAAAAGGCCGATAAGACGTTGGAAAAAAACTGACTTTATATGATAAATAAGGTAGGAAAAAATCTCTCTTCTCATCAAAAACCATTTTAACGAACTCAAAAATTGTGCAATACTTAGTTTCCAGTTTGTAATGAGATGATTCGTCATCCAAAACCAGAAGCATATATTTATGGGGAATTGAAAAAGGGTTGTTTCCCATGTATTGATAAACGAGTCATTCTCCCATCCAAGAACACTGGTTAACATAAATAATGATTTGTTTGAATTTTTGAGAAGTGCTTGTGTTTTATTCTATGTTCTGCAGAATAACTATCGATTGCGTTAGCATTGAGATGACATTTTATCATCTCATTCATGGCTGGCATAATTTTGCTTTCTAAAAAGTCTTGAACTGATTCTTTGTAATTCGAGATTGTCATGTTTATCACCTTTGATCTTAAAATTTAATTCCGTAATTAAGGAGTTGCTGAAAATTAAATCTAGAGAATTTTCTTTTCATATTAATTCTTGTTAGCTCAAAATTCTCAAAGTAATTATAAAATTTTTGGATTCTCTTATAAAGATTAAAATCATTTCCAAGAGAATGAAAGATAAAGTTATTTAAATCATATGTTTCTCTTTTTCCTTCAAAAATGTAAAAATATGTCTTAAGATTTTCAAAGATATAACGTAACATTGACTCAATTAATCGTGTATCAAAAAGTATTCCATCAATATGACAAATGCTACAAAAGAACTTTGATTTCATAAATCCATTATCCATATCATAAACTCTCTGTAATATATGTCGATGTAAGTTCTTGATATAATTTCTTATTTTATGTTTTTTGTATCCGATTCCGCAAAATTTAAATACAATATCCAAGGAATATATCTCTAAATTTTGAGCACTGAACTCGTCAAGTGAATAGTCAATATCTTTATAAAGAACATAAACGGAAGGATAGGATTTAATATTTATATCTTTGTAACGTTTGATTATCTCCTGTATAATCCCCTGAGTTGTCTTAATGTACGGTGCATACGTGATATCATATTTTAGATTGCACAAATCATAAATCAGGTTTATTATTAAACGCATATTTGTTATATATGTATTCGAAAAAGTATTCAATAATGTCAGCAATCTTTGTTTCTCCAAGTATCTTTTATTAACTGGATCAATCAATATATAAAATTCATTTTCAGTATTCATGAGATCATGCAATAGAGAAATCATGTTTCGATATTCTCTATAAAGAATCTTAAAAACAGAATCAAGTTCATATATAATTATTGGTTTATTATTCGTCCAAATTTGCAAATTATTTTTTACAAAGAAATTAATTATTTTGGTAAGCAATGATTCATCAACAGATATATATGTTTGATAAGCAATATCTTCATATTTAACAGTATGTAATAAGCAACGTTCTTCCTCATTGCTTAAAAACATATTATTTTTTATAGTTGTCATTTTAAAATCCTCATTTTACTATTTCTAAGAATACATCAATGTATTCTTGATGTTGATCCTCAGGTATTTTTTGTATCTCAAGATATTTTTTCATCTGCTCTGTGATTTTCATATCAGAAGTAATTCCTCTTAATTGATACTCCTCCTCTACCTCATTGATAACTCTGACGTCTTCAGAGATATGTAACTCTTGAAGATCCAAGTCCTTAATCTTATTCTTGATGGTAATCATGCCTTCTTTTTGCAATTCTTTGATATCATTTATTTTCTCATCTAACTCTTCCTTACTTTCAAGCACAA